GTTCGGAAATACTCATTCGGACATTCGGTCAGATGGGGTGGCTAGGGTGGGTTTGTGCCGGGAAAGCGTAAGTACGGGGAACGTCACCACGCTCTCAGGCGTTCTTGGAGGGCGAAGGTTGAAGCTGGGGGTGTGATGTGTTCGCGGTGTGCGAAGGAGATCCTTCCTAGTGACCCGTGGGACTTGGGGCACGACGATTTGGATCGCAGCAAATATACGGGGCCGGAACATCGGGCTTGTAATCGCGCAACTAGTGGTCGGCTCGTGACGGCGAGACACTCGCGGCGGTGGTGAAGCCTCGGGTTAGCCTGGTTCCGAAGGGCGGCCGTGATCATCCGCGCTGGCCGGACGTGGTGGCGTTCCTTGAGGAGATCGAGCTCGAGTTGGACGACTGGCAGCTGCTGGTGCTCAGGAGCTCGTTGAAGCGGCGAGGGAAGTATTGGGCGGCGTTCTCGGTGGCTGTGTGTTGTGCTCGCCAGAACGGCAAGAACGCGATCTTGGAGGCTCGGGAGTTGATCGGCCCGACTGTGTTGGGGGAACGGTTTTTGGTGCATACGGCTCATCTTGCTGATACGTCGTTGATGGGGTTTCAGCGGTTGCAGGAGCAGATCGAGGATTCGCCGGCGTTGAAGCGGATGGTGAAGAAGGTGTGGTCGGGGGCTGGGAAGGAGACGATCGAGTTCCGGAACGGCAACAAGATCCGGTTCAGGACCAGGACGGGCCGGGGCGGCCGCGGGTTCTCTGGTTCGCCGGTGTTTTTCGACGAGGCGATGGACATCCCGGAGGCAAGCGTGGCGTCGATTCTGCCGGTGATCTCGGCTCAGCCAGATCCGCAGGTTTGGTACACAGGGAGCGCGGTGGATCAGCAGACGATGCAGGACGGCAACGTCTTCGCCCGCGTCCGCCGGCGAGCGTTGCGGGGCGAGGATCCCCGGCTGGCCTACTTCGAATGGTCGGTCGACGTTGACCCCCCCGACGACCTCGAGCCGGAGGTTGCCCGAGACCCGAAAGCGTGGAAGCAGGCGAACCCGGCTTTGGGGATCAGGATCAGCCCCGAGTACGTGGAGGCTGAGCTCCGCGAGTTGGATCCGCGCTCGTTCGCCGTCGAAAGACTAGGGGTAGGCGACTGGCCCGCCGACAACACCGACTCGGGCCCCATCTCGTATGAGCAATGGAAGCTGCTTGAGGACCACGACTCACGGATGAACGACCCCGTATGCCTAGCTGTTGACACGTCGCCGGATAGGAAGTGGACGACGATCACGGCGGCAGGCGTCAGGCCGGACGGACGGTTCCACGGGGAGACGGTGGAGCGCCGGCAAGGCACGAGATGGTTGGTGCCGCGGCTGGCCGACATCGTTGGGCTGCATGAGCCGTTCAAGATCGTCGCCGACACCCGCGGCCCCGTCGCGTCTCTGCGGAACAGCCTCGAGGAGGCCCGCATCGAGGTGGAGTGGATCGGGATGCGCGAGTACGCAGAAGCCTGCGGCCTGATCGTCGACCTCGTAGCAGAGGATAGGTTCAGACATCTGGGGACGGCAGAGCTAGCAGCCGCGATCAGAGGCGCAGCCACACGTCCGTTGGGGGATGCGTGGGCGTGGTCACGGAAGAGCTCGGGCGTCGACATCTCGCCCCTCGTGTCGCTGACGCTTGCTTTGTGGGCCGCCGAGACCGCCGGTCTGCACTCCGTGTATGACGACCGCGGCCTGATCGCCGTATGACCTTGTACAGTCCAGACGAAAAGGAGAAGACATGAGCGACACAGCAACGAACAACGAACGCCACGACGCCGTGCTCGTCACATACGCAGACGGGACACAGGAGCACATCCCGATCCCCGACGAGATGAAGCCCCGCGAAGTCATGATCTCGCTCAGCCCCGACACCATCGAACAGCTTGGCAAGGCGATCGCACGGGCGATCAAGTGACCGATCTCGTCGACGTCGAGGTTCGCTGGGAGGGCGACGACGAAGACTGGGACAACGATCCCGAGTTCGCGTTCGTGCCTCCCTCGAGGTGGCAGCGGTTCAAAACGTGGCTTAGCCGTCTAACTGGGTAGGCATACTGTGGGGCGGTGTTCACCGTCCGCAACCCTGTACGGCTCGTCAGGGAGTTCCGCTCGGGCCTGGCTGACGGCCCGCAATGGCTGATCGACGAGTGGGCCGGCCCGACGACTGCGGCCGGCGAGAGAGTGAGCGTGGACGGGTCGATGCAGATCGCCGACGTCTTCGCGGCAGTCTCGATCATCGCCGAAACCGTCAGCACCCTCCCGTTCAAAGTGTTCCGAGACCTCAGCCAGGTCCCTACGACGTCGAAGGACGGGATCGAGGAGGCGACAGCACACCGGGCATACCGGATGTTGCACGACATGCCGAACCCGTACACGCCGGCGCACCGGTTCTGGTCGACGATCGTGGCGCACCAACTCCTGTGGGGCAACTGGTTCATCGAGAAGCTTCGCGGCGAGGACGGGCTTGTGGCCGAGCTCCATCTGATTCATCCGTCGACGGTGGCGGTTGAGTACAACCCCGACACCGGCGAGAAACGGTTTGTTGTGACCAGGTATGGGGGGACTCAGGAGATCCATGACGCGAACCGGATCCTGCACGGATTTGGGCTCACCACAGACGGACTGGTGGGGATGTCGCCGATCACCCAGGCCCGCGAAGCTTTGGGCGTAGCGAAGGCCCGCACGTCGTTCGAAGGTGCCGCCTACGGGATGGCACCGTACGTGTCGGGCGTGATCCAGCATCCCGGCAACCTCGGGAAACGCGGAGAAGGCGCGGTCAAACTCCGCGAGTCGTGGCGGGCGATCTACGGCTCAGGAGGTATCGACCGGGGCGGCGTGGCTGTGCTCGAGGAGGGCGCAACGTTCCAGCAGCTGGCAGCACCGCTGCAGGACATGCAGTTCGTCGAGAACGCGCAGCTGTCGAAAACCCAGATCGCGGTGTTGTTCAAACTGCCGCCCTCCTACCTCGGAGGCTCGACCGGGGACAGCCTGACGTATCAGACGGTGGAGGGCAACAAGATCCAGCTGGCAACCCAGGCGATCGCCCCTGTCGCACACAACATCGCCCAGTTCGTCTCCCACGACTTCTCGATCTTCCCGTTCCAGTCCTGGTACGCCGAGTTCGTCATGGAAGGCCTACTCAGGGGCGACTCGGCGAGCCGGATCGCCTGGTACAAGGGGCTGAAAGACATGGGTGTGATCGACGAGAAGTTCATCGCGCAGGCCGAGAACCTTCCGCCGCCGCCGCCGAAACCCGACCCGCCGGCCGCGTTCGGGCCGAACGGGCAGGGCGATCCGTCCGCTCTACCAGACACAATGGCGGTTGTGAACGGCAATGGCTGAGATCGTGCGGGAGCTCCGTTCGGCCCCGCTGGTCGACCAGGACGTGCAGGGCAGGACAGTGCGCGGATACGCAGCCGTCTACGACAGCCCCTGGTCTCAAGAACTGATCGAAGCCACCGGCTACATCGAGAAGATCGCAAGGGGCGCGTTCAGGAAAGCGCTAGGACGGGCCGGCAACGTGCCGCTATTGAAAGAACACGTCCGCGACAGCAGGCTGGCCACCACCCGCAACAAAAGCCTGAGACTCAAGGACGACGCCAAGGGCTTGTATTTCGAGGCGGACATCCCGAAGACCCAGGCGGGCGACGACACGCTCGAAGAGATCCGCTCCGGGCTCGTCTGGGGCATGAGCTACGGGATGGCGACAGACCCGCAGCGAGACTCGACCTATACGTACAACCCGAACACCAGGACGATCACGAACATCGAGAAGTTGTTGGATGTGACTTTGACGTTCGATCCCGCTTATGACGCGGCGACGGTAGAGTTGCGAAGCAAGGGGTTCGTAGCACTCCCCATGCAGGAAATCTTCAACGGCGCGGAGGAGCAGGTTGGAGAAGCGGCAGGGGAGGTTTCCTCCTTCCGACGAGACCCCGACATCGACCGTCGCGTGATGGCGGTCAGCCAGTCGATACTCGAGGAAGGATGGATGAGATGAGAGAGGATCAGGTACGCCAGATCCGGGAGCAGCGGCAAGCGCTTGTTGCCGAGCTCCGAGACTTCACGAACGCCATGCACGAACGGGCGGAGGGCAACGACGGCGAATATCTCGCCGACGACAAGACCGAGCTCGACCGCCGCGAAAAGGAACTGCTCAACCTGAATGACAAGCTCGAGGCCGAGTTCCGCACCCGGTCGCTCGCAAGCTTCGACCCCGCCGCTGCCGACTACCACTCGGCAGACGGCAAGCCGCAGACATTGGAGGAGTACCGGACAGCCAACAACACCCGGCACTTCCTCCACGGAACCCAGATCACGTCGACGACGATCGACGAGCCCGATTACCGCGAGGCCGCCTACAAGTATCTGATCAGCGGTCGTGAGGGGCAGACGATTGATGAGTACCGCGTCCTGTCGAAGGGCGCGTCGGGTGGCGGGTTCTTCGTTCCGACTGACCTGGCCGATGCGGTGGTCAGGGCGATGCGGTTCCTTCCGGGCGGCGTCACCGCCCTGGCCCGCACAGTCACGACGGCGGGCGGCGAGACGATCAACGTCCCGCTGAACCTGACCCACGGCTCCGCGGCATGGATCGCCGAATCCGGCTCCTACCCCCCGTCCGACGAGACGATCACCAACGGCACCCTGTCGGCGTACAAGGACGGAACGAAGATCATCGTGTCGGAAGAGCTCCTGACCGACAGCGACTTCGACCTCACGTCGTTCATCACCACCGAGTTCGGCGAACGGATCGGAGCGCTCGCCGAGTCGGCGTTCATCTCCGGAGACGGTTCCGGCAAGCCAACCGGCATCCTCGACGCAGCCTCGGCGGTGACGGTCTCGACGCTGCCGGCGGGCTACGTGACAACGCTGGCATGGGCCGGACTGGCCACCGCGATCTTCACCGTCCCGGCGCAGTACCGCAGCAACATGAGCCTTCTGGTGTCGGACTCGCTCTGGGTCAAGCTGGTTGCGACCCAGGACTCGACCGGTGCTCCGCTCTGGTCGGGATCGACGGCGGCAGGTGCCCCGGACAGGTTCGCCGGCCTTCCCGTGTACAGCCACCCGAACCTGGCGGCTGTCGGCGCGAACGCCAAGAGCGCGATCGTGGGCGACTTCTCGAAGGGCTACACCATCCGCCGCGTGAACGGCGTGTTCATGCAGCGACAGAACGAGCTCCACTCGGACAACGGACAGGTCGGGTTCCGCGCATATCTGCGGCTCGACGGGAAGGTGCTGCTCGCAGACGCTCTCCGCGTCATCGCGTTCGCAGCCACATAGACATGGCGCAGGGAGGACAGCACGGAGGCGGCGGCACCAACAACCAGAACAAGAAGGCGCACAACCGCGGCAACGTCGCCTCTGTGCCCTCCCCCGCCAACTTCCAGCCGCCCGTGAACCATCAGGGCGGAACCCATCCGATCACCGGCAGGATGCCGTCGATCACCGAATACACGAACAGGCCAGGAGGAAGAAATGGCTGAGACCAAAGGCAACATCGAGAACGTCGAGCAGATCAACCCGGCCAAGGTGAAGGTCGACGGCGAAGAGATGGAGATCAACCCGTCAGCCGTCATGTCCGTCACCACCAACGTCCCCCACGAGGCAGATGCGAGCTCGGCACCCGGCCCGTACACCGACCTGGACATCAACCGGGCCGGCGTCTCGACGAACGACCCCGAGACCCCGATCGCCCATTCGCTCGTCGCCGGCGCAGGCGCACCGACCGGCGAACCGGAGATCCATCCCGAAACGCATGTCGCCAAGAACGCCTACCTGAACGATGCCGACAAGAAGGCCGGCAACGTCCAGTACATCGAGGCAGACAAAGAAGGAAACGTGATCGGCACCAGCGACAAGAACCCGGACGACAAGAAGTAGCAACCGTGGCCCGGTAAGCACCCCCCTGCATGCCGGGCCACAACGACATGGACACCAGAAGCCCACTACGAGAAGTCACCATCGAAGCTGTTGTTATCCGCAAGGACGGCACACGCGAAGACCTGGGCGTGGTCTCGTACTGGTCACGGAACCCTTTTCGAAGGTTGTGGTGGTGGGTCAATGACCGCTAAGGAGAAACGGATCAGGGCGCGGTTGGAGCAGATCAAGTTGAGGGCTGCCGGCATGAACGCGAACGCCAAAAACAAGGACGAGGTGAAAGGCTCCGATCTCGCAGAGGAAGCCGCCGGTCTCGGCCTCGAACTGTTGGAGGGCAAAAAGTAGATGGCCACCTTTGTTGTTGACGGCGGACTGGACATCGTTACCAACCGGGTAAAAGGGTCAGGCACCGAGCCTGTCAACGTCGGCTGGGGCGTCTCAGCAGGCACCACCGCCCGCACCGACACCACCCTGTTCGGCGAGAGGCTGGTAGACCTGACCACAGCCGCGGGCACCGACCACACCGCGGGCACCTCAACCCGGCAGACGACCAACACCACCAACGACACCTACCAAGTCGTCGCGACCAGAACAGCCACCGGTGCGGGGACGGTGACGAACGCGGGCCTGTTCGACGCGGCGTCTGGCGGCAACCTGTTCCTAAAAGGGGATTTCACGGGCATCGGGCTCGCCTCGGGTGACAGCATTCAGTTCACGATCAAGGCGATCTTCGACAACTAGATGGCCGGCGAGACCCAGAACTATCACGAGACGCGAAACCCGATCGCGCAGACGGCGGACTACTCGAGCATCACCGGCGCAACCACGTCGAAGAGCATCATGTCCGTCACGGCTGACCTTCCAGGGTCGGCGCTCACCTATCCGGCAGGCTATTGGAACGCCGGCAAGAAGTGGCATTGCCGAATGTGGTTGAAAATGACGACCGGCGCGACCGCTGGGAACATCACGATCGAGATCCGGATGCAGACCGGATCTGCGGTCACGGACGCGGGCGGAACGATCATGGCCACCTCAGCGGCTGTAGCGTTGGCGAACTCGAAGACGGCCG